GAAGCTGTCGACAATACAAGGTTGAGACTTTTAGAAATCCATTCAATCTCCAGTACATCACACCAGAGAGAGTGTCTCTTCAATATGAAAGGTTCACAATATTACTGTTTCTGTATATAAGTCTTACAATATCGAGGTTGTTGTATAAGTTGAACAATAAATGTCTTAAAGCTAGAACTAGACTGTCGTTGATGCTCCCGTCCGTGAGAGCAATCCTGCCTATTACCGTCTCGACCACTCCTTTCAACGCCGATGTGGTGAGTGGCTCACCAACTATAGGGGATGAAATACTTACCTCGGCTGTGAGCCACTTGAGTTCACCAACTGTCTTCACAATGAACACCTTGTCCTTCTGTCCTCCAAACAGTGCACAATGCACATCTCTCATCTTACCTGCCAATATAGAAAGCTCTGTTTTTGATAGCTCGTGGATCTTCTTGTGAAAGGCCCTGTCAGCAAAATTTCGTGCGTATGTGTGAGTCACGTCAGGATCACCCAGAGTCAAAGCCCCATAATCGTAAGATGACAATTTCTCGTTATTCCCAATCATCTTGATAACTGCATTGATGACCTCAGAAAGGTAGTGGGTGTTGAGGTATTCTGTTTGCTTGATATCTGCGGTGGATGAGATCCTGAATTCAACAGCTTTGTTCAGTATCTCTTCAGGTACTGATTTCGCATCAATGTTTAAGCCCATTGAAATTTTGAGGGCTTTGCTAACGTCCAACTTACTAAAGCCATGATCTGTGAAGAAGGATGTGGACAATCTATCGACTTCAAGTGCACCACTTTCACTTAGCTTTAGTTTTTCGGTTTTTATCTTCAGTTCCATTTTGTATGCACCACTGGTTGTATCGTGAATTAGTTCCAGGCCTCCCAGATATTGAGGCATTGCCAACACTTTGTCAATCATCTTGTTTGGTAGTTTGTACGAATTAAAAAGCATCTTTTTCGCTAAGTCAATCAAATAGGCATTCTGAGCATCTGGCGTGAAATTGATGCGCCGGTAGAAGCGTATGAAACTCGAAAATTCAGAACTCCAGCCCTTCAATTCAGCTTCGTAGGTGGTTTCGAGCCAAGGCTTCTTATACAGTAGCCCAGAAACAGCACGCGCCGGGAAGCCACATATCCCATCCACTGTGTACACAGTGCGCAGCCAATCGAAGCTGTCCGAGCTTACTTTCGTTTTGTCAGCGGCAATGTTCAGACCAGCAGATTTAAGCCATTCAAGCAAGGCATTTGCGGCATCTACATCTGCAACCACAGTATTGATATCATCACCCTGGGCTACGGTCAGCTTAGTTTCAATTCTCGAAAGTAGATAGATGGCCAACAGTTGGCACAAATTCATGAAGCTGTCGATGAACGATGTGAAAAACCAGCCGGACATGACCCCGTTGATCACGAATAGGATCAAGCCCGACAGTGACATGAAAGATGACATTAGGCGATGCCTGATTCGTTTTGACAAATCAACAATGAACTTTGGGAATATCGGACGTTCGAACAAAGCAACAAAGCTCATCAGCACTTGAACAAGCGATATGTTATGATCGAATTGGCTTTGGTCGTATGGGACGAATGTAGCAGAGTGAGTTTGCAAGATCGAAGAATATGCTCTCATCAGTTCGATTCTTTTGTGCAGGCTAAATTTGGGCCACACACCTAAGGCTTCATAATCACCGTATTTGTCGATTATTTTGCCCAGCATGGCCATCTGCAAATAGAGTGATATATCGGTATTCGTTATCGAGCGTTTCTTCACTGTTTCTTGTTTTTGGACTGCGTTCAGCACCACCGGAGTTGTATCCATCAAGTATTGATATAGCGCATCAGATGACATCTCTGCAAGCACTTGTGTTTTTGATGCACGTTTTCCCGCAAACGTGAATCCACGCGCGCTGCCGCGGGAAAAGTACATCCCTGGCTTTAGATAATCTTGCAAGTCGAAGTCGATCATTCCTGATTGTTTGGCCCAGAGTTTGTCAGCGTTCATTTTTATGGCTGCTTCGAGAGCATCATCTTGTTCTATAGTGGTGAAACTGATGTTGTTAGGTCCTAAGCACCAGCTGGACACAAGCTTGAAGAAATCTTCAGTTCCATAAGGATCCCTTCGATATCCAAACATTGTTTCAGTTCCACGCAGTGACATTCCCACCTTGCTCACTGATAGTGTGTGTTTTTCTGATAATTTTTTGAAGGCCAACCTGACTGCCACGTCGTTCTTTCTTTGTTCGGGAGTCAGTTCGTCGATGGTCAAGAATATCTCACCCAAAGCTTCAAACTTTTCAGTTTCAGTCCACCCTGTCGATTGGCGAATTGATTCGCAATATAGGCTCAGTGTTTTTCCAACTTCCTCGTTAAATTCTGTGAATTCTTGCAACGTGTCTACATATTGATAGAGGGTTTTATATTTTTGAATGATCCTGAGGGGTTCCTCTGTAACCTCAGGAGTCAGAGTTTCAGGCTTAAGGTTCTTATAAGCCTCCCATCCTGGGACCAGGGATGCCAGCTTTCTGAACGTTAGACTTATCGCTTGGCTGATTTGATCCATAGTTGTAGAACCATTCATCGTAAGCTCTGCGATCTTCTGGGCTGAGGTACTGGCCAATGTGCTGTAGTCCTTCAACGAGTGTTCTTTCGAGCAGGTCTCTCTTAGCAGGATCATCTCTGAACATAGCCAGCTTAGCAGAGCGCGGCTTAGCGATATCCCCTCTAAGATATCCGATGTCTTTTGCGATGGCGTCTGTGATAATTTTGGCATCTGCAAGGTTCGAAGCAGGTCTAGCGTATGGTGCACCGCCTGCAAGGCTTGAAAGTCCCACGACCATATCGTTGATGGCCTTAGGCATTCCCCCGAAAGGGGAATCAGCCGGTATGCTTCTTCCAGTGAACCAACTGCTTGTGTCAATCTCTTCAGGAGAAATCCCCATCTTGCTTCTCTCATCGTCAAACTGCTTCCACCTGTTGGATCGATCTTCCACGGATTGTCCGATGTTAGTGACTTGTTCACCACCTCCCAATTGGGTTCTGGCTCGCTGTTCGATCTGAGCACCGATAGCTTGTCGACTAACACTTTCAGCTTGTCTGGATAGGTCAGGAGCCTGTAATTCACCCCTGTCGGGCATGGCCCTAGCGCTTTGACTGCCAGGGGCAGCACCCGTGCCACCACGATCTCTGCCCACGTCACCACTAGTGGCTGGAGGCTGCATCGCTTCATAATATCTTCGTTCGTCCCCGGGACCAAGAATGCGACCATCTGGTCCACGTCCCAAGAAAACGAGGTCGAGGGCTTCTCTTGATGAGGTGGGTAGAGGTCCCCGATTTCGCGGGTCAAGAAAAAATTCACCAGCTGCCTCCACGCCAGACCTAACCAAATTGGCAGCGTCACCGAAGATAGGGCGCAGCACGTTATCATTGACGAATCTGTTCACTTCTTCTTTCGCCTCCTCCTTGAATTCTTCAAGCCTAGAGCTTCCTGAGCTTCTTGAATTCGGAATCTGGTCATTGCCATAGTGCGCGCGACCTTGATCTTGTTGCGCCTCTCTCGCCAAGTGGTCTTGCCCTGGCTGTTGGTGTCCCCCACCAACACCCCCGTCTGCCACCATAACTGTACCGCCAGGCAGCGCACGCATTGGAATGTGCATGGTCAGCCGTCCTGACCCACCCACTTTGCCTGGGAAATCAATTAATGAACTTGGCCCCACCCTAGTCATGGGGTATCCTTGTGCTTTGGATTGTGAATCTTGCGAAGATGGTAGAATACTCATTGTTAGGGGGTTGCCCAGTAGTGCCAGTTTCGGTTTAAGAGATCCGCCTGGCCGTTGATCCCATACAAATTGCAGGCCTTGGCTTTCCGTTCTAGGCAGGTCGAGGGCATAAGTTTTCGCACTATCGAGGAAGGTCCACTGAGTCACTCCTGTGGCATCGGCATTCACCAGGTAGTAGTTGTTTGCCCGATACATGAATCCGCTTTTTGGCATTCTGCCTCCCAAAGGCATGAGATAATAGGCCGTGTTGTTGGCTGCATCCTGGCATCTGGTTTCAATGTCTGTTGTAGTGAACCAGCCCAAATTCGAAAACAAATTGTCTGCCTGGCAAAAGAACACTGGGCGACTCAGTGCAAAGTTCGTCCCTGTGACGTTCACCGTCAGGGAAACGTCAGGGAAGTAGCACCATGGAGCCGGTCCTCGCGGTTGGACTTGCCTGTTGAAGTACCAGATATCCAGCTTGTTCTGCAAGGTGAGATCTTTTTGCCTGTTCTGGCTGCTCACCACATGGTCGAGAGTCCAGGGTTGCAAGATGGGCTTCTGAGTGGTGTAATCGTAGAGTACCTGGTTGCCCATTTGCCTCATTTTTACCACTGGAGTGTAATCGGACCAGGTCGGATCCATCCTTATCTCCATGGCCACAAAGTCCGCTGTAGCTTTCTGAAAGAGTGGATCCTTCATCAGTCCACCCAAGTCGTAGCCATACACAGAGTAGTATTGTCGATTCAAATACTCTGCTGTTGCATTTAAGATTGTCCCTCTGAAGTTAGTTTCTGGGTTAAGGGACCAAGCATCGTTCAGGCGGCTCGCGTTGAGCATGTCTGGTTCGACGAAGCTCATCCCAAGTGGATGCGAGTGCATTGCATTGTGCATGATCGTTATTTCGGCCATACGTTTGGCTAGCTCGGGGCGCACGCTGGAAATCTCATCGGCAAAGGTTGCCTGTTCCACTGCCAGTGGCAATCGCAACATGTGGCCGAAAGATAGTGGCCACTTTAGGTGGAAATGCGCTATGACCAAATCTGCCACCTTTTTGAAGTACTTCTCACATGAGAACATGAATGACACGCTGTTTTTGTAGCTCGTGAGTGGCACTTCCACCACATCGTCCGATTGCAAATACATCATCCGGAACGATCGCAGCATTTCCATCACATTTGATTCGAATTGATGGTTGACGACGGGATTCGCTAAATGCTGCAGCTGGTTGATCTGAGTTAGGGTGTAACGAGCATACACGTGGCCCATGGTGTTGAATGCGAAGTGGTGAAGCCAAGCCTTTGTATCATACAAGGTGTCGTATCTGCCGGCGCCTGCACCCCAGTCAGGCCCGTAAACGATTGGGCTGTGCCACTGAGGATGAGGTGCCTCTTGCCCGTTGGAGTTGATTATGGAATGGTTGACTGGATAGATATTGTGGCAGATTGCCACGGCATCTCGGCAGGCGGCATTGTATGAAGCAGGGTCAATCTTATTCAAAGCAAAGTATGCACACAAGCTGCTGAACAATGCCTCGGGAACCGGTGTGCAAACTGTTTCTCCCACGAAGGCCGGTGGATTGAAGATTCCCCAGTTGTTCACTAGGATGTTAAGTCCCACTGCTACGGTGTTACCAGTTAGGAGGTTTGGAACTTGGATGCCCATGATTGTTTTCGGGTTGAGATCTGAATCTTTCAAATTAGAAGTCGAAGTAACGAACAACACATTGATGTTGCCATTGGCATCCGGTATCCATCCAGGCAGAGCATGGTGTATCGCTGTTGGCGAATTCGGCAGCCAGGTTTTGGTCCAAGGAAGTCCACCAGCGTTAGTATCGTAAACACTGTTCTGGCCGGTTATCGACGTTTCAGCCGTCACTGTTTGGGTCATTGTCGTCCATTGAACCGGTCCTGCTGTTGGAAATAAGCACCAACCAGCGTTAAATAGGGGGAAGGGCAATTTGCTGAAGAATTCAGGGTACACTGTCGGTGAGTCCCAGCTGACATCCGATGCTATGGCCACTATGTGGTCGGATAGCAAATAACCGTTGGCCAGTTGTTGTATGTTGGCGGCCACAGTAGCTTCTTCAGTTCTCAATGCGTTGAGCAATTGGGAAAAGGTGCACTGGCAAAAGTTGAAGATTATGCTCGAGTCGATTCGGGAACAGTGCAATGGGAATGCCCTGTTCCGATTCACGTAGAAGTTGGTACTATATTGAGCGAACAGCCTATCACCCACACTATTGGCAACAAATGGAGTGCAAAGATATTCCTGCAGCGTGGGGGCGTTGTTGCTAAGGCCGTAAGTGTGCAGCATTAGCAGGAGTTTCAAGTATGATAGCTTCGGCGAATGTGAAGGGATTGTGGTGTCATTTAGTCCTAGTCTTTTCATGAGAATATTCGCTGCTGTAATATCATCAGTCCCCGATCCTGCAGCTAGTGACACTATTTGCGGCCGAAATTTGATTTCGAGGGTCGCGTTTTCAATTAAAGCTCCGAGACCTCGCATAGGCACCAAACGATTCGTGCGGGTGGTAGCCACATGTGTCACAATCATGTGAGAGCACAGAGTGTAATCGTATGGGATAGGAACAGCAGCTTGTGGTCCGTCTCCTCCCTTTGATTCTTCTTCTCTTTCGGTGTCACTGTCTCCGCCTCCGCTTACAGTTTCCATCCCCCCTGGCCGATATTGGGGTGATGGCTTGAATAAGGCAGAGAATTTGCTCGAGCCTGATGGCTTCGGGGGTAAAGGCTTCGAAGTCATTATTTCTTCGTCACTCTCGATTTCTTGAATTTCACGAGCGTCTTTTTTGTCAGTGGATTCTGTTCTCGTTTTCTTGGATGCTCGTTTTGGCTCATCTCGCCTGTGTCGTTCCTCCTGTTCACGGATTTTCAGATCGGCGTACCACTTCAACATGGCATAACTGATTCGCACCTCAGGCTTTGATCCTTCAGCCAGCTTCTTTGAAAATTCATAGAGATCTTCAATTTCGGATTCATCCATATAATAACCCAGAACTCGCACCACTTCAACGATTTTGGCCTTGTACTGGATGTCACTTTGGTGGTAATCAAAGATTGAAATTTTCTGCTTTTTGTCAATCAATCTTTTCACATCCTGGTAGCTTTTGAGTTCTTTGGGCTTCTTTGGAGTGTGTTTGTTGTCGTCTTTGTAGAATTTGGAATCATAGATTTTATCGAAAAGCTTCCCATGTTCCACGATCAAGTGGGGGTTGCCGATGACTTTGGGCTTCGTTTTTTGGACAAACCAGCGTTGTGGCCATTCTTTCATGGTCAACGGTCGTCCTGTCTTCTTTTCGTGGTCAGCGGACAATTGTTGCATGTCGCGGATGTATTGTTGCTGTTGTTCATTGTCCATCTCATCAACTTCAAGTTCGATTGCATCTTTAATGTTGATGTGTGCTGTTGCGTGTAAAGCGGGCGTTTCAAAGAATCGAGGGTCGGAAAGCATAAATCGCGAAAAGTTTGAAGGTATGTAATGATCTTGTTGCTTTTTGTAGGTTTGAGAAACAGCATATATGTTGCGGCTTATCCTGGTCCACATGCCATACTGATCTCTGTCCGTTAGCGGTAGGGTTAAAGTTTGGGAAGGGAATTTTGGTTCTATAGTGAGAATCCCGGCATCGATCTTTGGAGCTATAGTTTTGATTTCGCTCTTGAGTTTGAGGTCAATTGTCTTTTGCATATTGAGTTCATCAAGTCCGGCCAAACTTTGTGATGTGGAATTGCTTATCATCGCATTGATGGGTCCCATATCAGTGATTTGGGTTTTTGACACTATCTGCTGTTCAATTGGATAGTGTGGAAAGAAGTCTACACTTCTATCCAGTGGAGCCTCCCTGATTGCATCAGGGTTGATTTCCGAAAAGTTATTCATAAGTGACGACCGAAATCGCTGATAACGAGTTGATGAGTCTCGTATAACTTCTGAATAAAATTTCGAAAGGG